CTTGATGGGTTTCAGGAGGTTGTGAACCAATGGGTGGGGTTGGTTGCCATGTCACATTCCCTGGTGATGCAGGGAGAGTTCTGGGTTCTTATGCCCACTAAAGAAGACCCAACTGCACAAGTGGTTTCAACTGCCGGGGAGTGGGAGCCACTAGACCATTCCGATTCTGTGGACAAGTGCCAAGAAATCCTTCGTCAGGGTGGGGTCCCAATGGTCACAAGTTCCACTGGCGCAGGGAAATCAACAGATTTTGTGGTTTGCTTGAAGCGTAAGTACAGGACTGTGTACTTGTCCATGCCAAGGAGGATCCTGGTGACCACAAATCCAGTTGCCCAAACTAAGGTGTACTCGGGCTCTGATGAACGATTGCAAGCTGGCAAGATCAATGCCGTGACTCATGGTTACCTTGAACTAATCCTAACCCAATTGGAGAAGGATGAGATCTTGGTGCTAGATGAATTCCATGAGTTAGATGAAGCCTCGATTTTACTGCTTACAAAGTTCCAAGGCCAAGTGGTAGTGCTGACTGCGACCCCACCAAGTTACCGTCGAGACCTCTTCACCGAAGTGAGGCTAACTAAATCAAGAAATGCTGGCTTCTCGGTATTGGAGGAGACAAAGAAAGAAATGAGGGACATACCTACTCAGGTGGTTCTTGAGGTCGCATCGCATTTGGGTGAGAAGACAATGGTGATCCTTCCTAGTTACAGGCTCTGTAATGTTGTTGCCTCTGCCCTGGAACGGCAGTGTAAGGGGTTGACAACATGCATTGTGTCAAAACGTACGCCCAATATCAACCCAGCTGCAAATGTTTATATCTGCACAACAATTGTAGATGCAGGTATCACCATACCGGGGGTCACTTTGGTCATTGATGCCGGCCGATCCGTGGGCTGGAAAGGGGGCACTTTTGGCACGTTTTACTCAAATAGAGCAACATCAGAACAGCGTAGGGGTAGAACTGGAAGGACTGTCAGTGGTAAATACATTCGTCTCACGAACCGATGGGACGAGACTAAATTTGATTTCACCATGGCCTTCGCCTGCAATAACAAGAACTTGGCTATCGATTTTGGTGAACGACGACCATTGCCGGCCTATGACAAGTTGCTTTCTTTCTTGCCGGGTTTCTATAACCCAGCTGTTTTCGACAATGACTTTTCTCTGGTTGTCTTCTTCTACCACCTGACCAACAATAGGGGCGATAAAGAAAAGACATTTGAGGCTTACGACCGTACGAGGAAGAACCCATTGGTGGGTGAGGATGGGTACCTTATGGACGCGTTTGGCAATCCCCCGTTAGACAAGCTGGAAACGGTGATCAGGAAGGCGGATGCATGGAATGACAGTGGCGAAAACTTCATAAACCCAACAACTGGCAAATTGGAGAGGCTGGAGTTTACGCCTAAAGACTCCTTGGTTGGCCTGGTGCTAAAATCAGGTCTGGTAGGAGCAAACAGTGTGCAAAAGGGGGCATCCTTTGAGGATTCACAAAAGTGGACTCAAGGTATGCTTTACACATAGGTGATGAAAATTGTATTTGTACGTTGATGATTTCGTTTTCTATTTCCTTTGTTTTGTGTGTGGTGACAAGTGTGGCAAACTTAGCCGGATCCGATTACAACCCCAAGTAGGGTTGCGGTACCGTGGCAGCAAAAGTTAACCTGCCCTTTCGTCTGAGA